GTTTTGACAGCACGGCACTTTTTAAAAAAGGCTCAATTCTATGAACAGCTGGCTTTGTACCTCGTCCTTTTTGAAGGATTTCAATGTTAATGTGACTAAAAACACTATGCAATAATTTATTTTTGTCTGCATCACTTTCAGCTTCATTGTATGCATGCAAAACAGAATCAAGATTAATTTTCACTGTGTTAATATCAATGTTTTTATCTTTTGTTGTTATGACTTCTTCATCAATCACAATTTTATTAACATCTTCCATTTCTTTTTCTAATTCTGCACGTCTTTCCAAAAACATTTCATCTGTATAAATGCCAGATTCGTGTTTTTCTTGAATAAATTTCATCCTTCTTTTTAATTCTTCACGTCTAGCATAAACACGTTTAATGATATCTTCCTTCGTCGATGTTGGTTCCTCATGGACAACTATATTTTTTAATTGAGCACTTAACGTTTTAGCGTCTAAGTCCTTTAAGTATTTCAATGTCTCGAGAATATCTTCTTCAATAGCGTTGTATCTTACGTAAGTGCAGCCTGTTGTACCGCAAAACAGCATAGACTTTTCATAAACGCTAACGGATCCGTCTTTTTTTGTATATTTATGAACGCTGCCACGTCTTATAAACTTTTTACCGCATTTTTTACATACACATAATCCTGCTAAGCGATTTGGTTCAAAGTCCAATTTGCAGTTAGTCGGAGTATCACGATTATTAATTCTATCCTGAACTCGATTCCAAGTTTCTATGTCTATGATAGGGGGATGTGCTCCTTCAACAACTATATGTTCACTCTCGGGACGTGGAACCCTTTTACCGTCTGGAAGTGTTTTTCTTGTATTACTGCGTAATGTTCCAATGTATCGTTCATTAGATAATAAGTCTTTTAAGAAATTAGCTGACCATTCATCCTTACCAGTAACTGTTTTGATTCCAATTCTTTTTAAGTACGTTCCAAGTGCTCTGAATTGAACCAACTTCCTTTGTCCGTTGTTGAGGATAATTCCATAAGCATAATAATCGAATATCAGCCTAACAATTTCAGCTTCTTCCTCATTGGGAACGAGTTTTAATGTTTGAGGATTAAGATCGTAACCAAACGGAGGTGGACCGAAAACCCATTTACCTTCGAGTGCTGCATTGTGTCTGCCGCCATTGAGTCGTTCTCTCGTGGTTTCAAATTCTTCTCGGGACATAAATAGTTCAAAACGAATTTGGCGCAAATCTGATGGGTTTGTGGGGTCATATATTTTCCATGGAGTAATAATAAAAATTCTTTTATTAGTAATTAGATCATAAATAACACCCATATCCGTATAAGATCCACGGCCCATACGAGAAATCTCTTTTACTGCAATTGCATCGTATTTTCCTATTTCAAGTTCATTAATAACTTTTTGAAATACTGGCCTTGTTGAAATCTTATCTCCTGAACCGATTTCAGATTCTTGATCATACGGAACTCCATAATCCGATAAGACTCTATCCATAAGTTTCTTTTGCTCATGAAGTGTATCTTCGCCAGTTTTCTTTTCTCTTTCCTCATCCTGTCTAGATCTACGTAAATAATTAATGATATTGCTAATACCAAATTCTTTAATCAGTTTATTATTACTTGATGGCAAGTAGAGACACTCCTTTCATTTTTGGTGCGTTTATTTGGTGATGTATATAACGTATATGATACCAAAAGAAGTATAAAAATAATAGAAAATTTTTATTTGATTTTTATAAAGAAAAAATGTGTTGTTTGGTCAAATAGCTGTTAAATTTATAACATAAGCATTTTACCAAAGGGGCCGACAATCGTTGGTTCCTTTTTCTTTTACTCCATACCCGGTTATAGAATATTGGTCTGCCAATTCTATAGCTTTGCTTCCTCCTTTGCAGGCTTAGCGATCTCAGCTAATAAGGTGTGGATCGGGACGGTTTGTCATCCACCGCAGTAAGTGATGGCAGATATATAAAAGCAGCTGATGCCGCTGCAGAGGGATTCTTGCGAGGTACAAGGCTGATAACCTTGTTAAACCAAACATCATTGGCTGTTTTTATATGTTTGAAGGAAATTATATCCTTTTGTCGAATAAAGTAGGTAAAAGTGAGGTGAATATAATGGGGTATAAACAAGCCCAGATATGTCTTAATGGCCATATAATAAATGGTAATATTGAAGACTATCCTGAGAGTAATCAAAATTATTGTGAATTATGCGGAAGCAAAACAATAACAGAGTGTCCTCATTGTAAATATCATATAAAAGGTGATGAAGATTACGGAATAGGATATGAATTATTACAAGAACATCCAGCATATTGTACTAATTGCGGGTCTCCTTTTCCGTGGACCGAAGAAGCTATTAATTCCGCTAAGGAATTAGCTAGTATATTAGATGAATTAACATATGAGGAACAAGAAGAACTTAAAAAATCATTAGATGATTTAGTAAATGATGGTCCAAGAACAGTAGTAGCTACGACAAAATTTAAACGAATTTTATCAAAAACAACCTCGGAAATTTCTTCTGGTTTTAGAGAAATTTTAGTTGATGTTGTTAGTGAAACTGTTAAAAAATCAATTTGGGGATAATGAAAAATAATTAATTAATATGGAGTGATAATTTATGAAAGATCCAGGTGTAGGTGGATGGGTTGTTTCTGGCCCAGGCGGAGTTGGATATTGAAACACTCACATTTGTGGGTGTTTTTTCTTTGCAACTTCTTTGTACGTTTTAAACTATTTTGGCAAACGAACACTTGTGTGTCCGCTAATTAGCATACACCCTTACTATCCGCTAATTAGAGTACAGTAGTGTCCGCTAATTAGCATACAGTTCTGTCCGCTAATTAGAGTACAGTGAAATTTTTTTCTTCATTATATACAAAAGTGCTAAAGAAAATATTAAAGAAAATATTAAATAAATATACTAGCAAATGTCTTTGCTAGGAAGAAAATTGTTTTATTAATAAAGGAAATTATCTCCTTTTGTCGAATTAAGTAGATAAAAGGAGGAAAAATAAAATGTTTAAAGAAAAGAAAGATAGAATTACTAGTAATATTCTCCACGAATATGAAATGAGAAAACTTAACAGTAAGGATGCAATGCTAGATTACTTAGAAAACTATCTAGTCTCATTTTTTGATTTACCAGAAGGTATTTTGAAATTGGAAAAGGGAAATAAGCAAATGTCTTTGGAAATTTTTGAGAAGTATGTCTGTTTCGATTACCCAAATGATAAAATTGAAGTGAGATATACCCCTAAAAAAGATGAAGAAATTTTTGTTGGATCAATTATCTTCACAAAATCTCCCCAAAGACCTATTTGGGAAAATGTCAAAAATGAAAAAGAATTATTTGATATAAATATTGTGGATAGTCTTATGGAAATGGCATTTAGCTCATTTACCGACTAAACCATAAAGCATTCCTTCGGGAGTGCTTTTTAATTTGTTATAAGGTTTAATGTTGAAGAAGTAATTGCAGGAAAATATCTCCTTTTGTCGAATTGAGTAGATGAAAGTGAGGTGATAAATAAATGGATGAAAAAAATAAAAGTATTTTACTTGAATGGAAAAATGAATTAGAAAAAGAAATAGATGAGTATGGAAAAGAAATTATAAATTCGCAAAAAGAATACAATGAATTGTTAGTTAGATATGATATTTTAACAAAAGTTATTTTTGAGAATAGTAATAATGATTCATTTAAAGTCGATGAATTTAATAAAATATCTAGCTTTAATGAAGTAAAGACAAAATTAGATGAAATGCAAACAAACAAAATTAGCAACGATAAAGAATTAACCAAAAAGATAAATTATAATAAATCAATTTTAAAAGCAATAAATATGGAATTATTATAAATAATTAAAGACATCCATCCGGGTGTCTTTTTATTTTGTATCAAAGGGGATGATGATATGAAATTAGCTGATCAATTAAACCATGAACAAAGAATGCAGCTGGAGAAAGTGGGAAAGAGAAAGAAACCTCCATCTAAGAAGAGAAAACAAAATGGCAAAGTGAAACAGGAGAAAGTGAACTGGAAAGAAATCATGGGGATGAATCGTGATACTTATAAGCGAGTGAATGGAGCGTGGAGAAGGAAATGACTAAATTACTTACAATTGAATTAGATTCTTATGGTTCTACTCCAAAGGTATTTATGAATGGATCCGAAATAAAAAAGAAATTATCTGTATCATTTGACTGGGGCACAATGGATTGCGACAAGCCTAAAACGTCTCCTACTTTTTCTATTGAGTATACAGAGGAAGAAGATGGAGTGATAGTTGTTAAAACAATATCATTTCAAGATATGCTTGCGCGTTCATCGGAGTAGTTAAATGCCTGAATACAAAACACAGCAACAAAAGAAAACATTCTATAAGTCAGCTGCATGGCAATCGTTACGTCAAAAAGTATTAGAGCGTGACAACTATGAATGCCAGGAATGTAAAAGGCAAGGCAAAGTCTATACAAACTACCATGATCCAGATAAGCATAAGCGATTAGACGTGGACCATATTAAAGAGATTGAATTCTTTCCTGAGCTAGCTTTAGATGAAGATAATTGTGAAACGAAATGTGTTCCTTGTCATAATAAGAAACATCATCGCTTTGCACATCAGGTGAATCGTTGGGAGCATGATGAGAGGTGGTAGCACACCCCCGGGTCAAAAGTTTTGAAATAATTTTTTTCGCTGGGGAACGGGCATGGGCTCGACTGTCGAGATTTTCAGAGGTAATTTTCACGTAAGGGGGGGGTGGATACGAATGCCCTGTTAATATTTCAAAGCTTCAAAAGCAACTTATGAGTAGAATTGATATGGATGATCTTGTGGAAGTTGAAAAAGTCGAGAGGTATATTAGCTTGGTCAAGTTGAATAAACAATTGGACAAGGACATAAAAAAAGAAGGCGCTACTGTTGTTACGGAAAATGGCAGCCAAAAATTTGTTAAAAGTCATCCGGCCGTTAATGACAAAATGAAAGTGAACGCACAATTGTTGGCAATAGAAAAGTCATTCAATTTTATTAGTGAGGGTACCCACTCCCCTTCAGATGACACTCAATATTCGGAAGCTGACCTAATTTGAAAATCAATAAATATGTTGAGGATTATATTAACCTCTGGAGATCTGGAAAGATAAAGTTTAATAAAGAACGCATCATGCTCATTGAATATTTACAAGAGCATATATTAAATCGTGACGATCTGTATTTTGATGACGAAATGATTGAGAACTGTATTCGATTTGGTGAGAAGTGGTATTTCCCACTTTCGGCTTTTCAAAAGTTCTTAATAGCATTCGTTTTTTTATTTTATAAAAAAAATAATCGTGTCTTTTATCGAAAGCATTTGTGGATGCTAGGTCGTGGTGGTGGAAAAAACGGATTAATTTCTGTAGTTACCCATTTTTTAATAAGTCCACTTCACGGCATAAGGGAATATAACGTATCCATCGTCGCTAACTCAGAAGAACAGGCCAAAACCTCTTTTGATGAGACCTACAATGTGATTGGAAGAAGTGGCACTTTAAAAGCAATGTTTGCTAGGACAAAAGAAAAAATCACAAGCAAGGTCATGAATGCGATTTTAAAATTCAGGACCTCCAATGGTGAAACAAAAGACGGATTGCGTGATGGAGCGGTCGTTTTTGATGAAATTCATCAATTTGAAAGTAATAAAGATGTTCGTGTCCATATTTCCGGTTTAGGAAAAAAACCAAACCCACGGGAATTTTACATCGGTACTGATGGATATGTCCGGGATGGATTCCTAGATGGTCAAAAAGAAAAAGCCAAAAAGGTTCTAAAAGGCGAGGCACGTCCGAATGCTCTCTTCCCTTTCATTTGTAAATTAGATGATGAAAGCGAAGTCGATGATAGTTCAATGTGGGAAAAGGCTAATCCAATGCTTTGTGAACCACGTGGTGATTATGCCCAAGGTTTATTTGACACAATCATGGAAGAATATGAGGATTTAGAGGACGATCCATCCAACCGCGAAGAATTCATGACTAAACGTATGAATTTACCGGTTACAGACTTGGAACGTTCGGTTGCAAAATGGGAAGAAATCGAGGCAACTAGTCAACCGATGCCGGATTTGTTAGGTAAAGAATGTATTGGCTGTTTGGACTTTGCAAGTATTCGAGATTTTGCAGCATGTGGATTGTTATTTAAACATGATGGGAAGTATCCATTTATCACACATTCCTTTGCTCGAAAAGAGTTTGTGGACAAATATTATAGTTATTCTAAAAAACATGATTCTGAAATGGCTGGTAAAAAGAAATTTGCCCCAATTCGTGAATGGGAAGAAGAAGGCCATCTTACAGTTTTGGATGGAGAAACAATAGATCCTCAAAAAATAGTAAATTGGTTTATTGAGAAACGAAAATATTATAATATCAAAAAAATTATTGGTGATAATTTCCGCATGGAAATATTGAAACCATTATTTATTGCTGCGGAATTTGAAGTTGAAGTGATTCGAAATCCAAGGGCTATTCATAGTTTATTAGCTCCACGTGTAGAAACGGGTTTCGCCAATCAGTTATTTATTTTCGGTGACAATCCTCTAATGCGTTGGTATACAAATAATGTCCTTGTTGTTATCAAGAAAGATGGAAACAAAGAATATCAGAAAAAGGAGCCTATCCGTCGAAAAACGGATGGATTCCAAGCTTTTGTTTGTGGATTATATCGAGTTGAGGAAATAGCGGATGATGTGGACTTTTTCTTAGATGATATTGATTTTTAAAGGAAGGAGGTGAGATATTGGGATTTCTGGATCTCGTAAAAAGCCGAAACAAAGAATTAGAAATCTTGTTTGATTTTGATTTAATCGAAAGTACATCAGAAAAAATCGCAATGAAAAAACTAGCTATACACATATGTGTAGATATGATTGCTAGGACTATAAGTCAGTCTGATTTTCGTGTGAAAGATGGCAAAGAAATCATCAAAGATGAATTATATTACCGTTTAAATGTAAGGCCGAATAAAAATCAAACAGCATCTACGTTTTGGCAGCGACTCATTCACAAATTAATAAGGGAAAATGAAGTTTTAGTCATTAAATCTGACACAGATGACTTGTTAATCGCTGATTCATTTACTCATACAGAATATGCGGTTTTTGAGGATAGTTTTAGTGACGTTACCATTAAAAACTACACATTTAATCGTACTTTTAAAATGAGTGATGTTTTTTATCTGGAATACACGAATGAAAAACTTACAACTTTACTTGATAGCCTTTATACAGATTATGGAGAATTGTTTGGAAGAATCGTAGAGTTTCAGAAGCGGAAGAATCAGATCCGTGGAACTGTGGATATAGAATCCATACACGATAAAGGCGAAGAAACTCAAACTAAGCTACAAAACTATATAAATAAGATTTATAAAGCTTTCAGTGAAAAATCTGTCGCTATTGTTCCACAACAAAAAGGCTTTACGTTAAACGAAATGAAAATTGGTAACAATGTTCATCCTGTTGATGAAGTAAATAAAGTCACGGATGGATTTTTATATCAAGTGGCAAATGCACTAGGAATTCCTATCGCACTTTTAAAAGGCGAAATGGCGGATGTAGAAAAACAAACACGTAATTATATGATTTTTTGCATTGACCCTTTACTGAAGAATATTAAGGACGAATGTAATGCAAAATTCATAGATAAATCCGATTTTCTTAAAGGAAAACGGTTGGATATTAGAAGAATTTCTTATTCTAATATCTTTGATGTTGCTACAGCCGTGGACAAGTTAAGAGCCAGTGCAACAATGACAGGAAATGAATTACGCGAGGAATTGGGATTGGAAAGGGAGGATGATCCATTGCTTGATAAATTCTTTATCACTAAAAATTATCAAGAAAGTTCTGATGCGCTTAAAGGAGGTGATAACTAGTGAAGCATAAGGTAAATGTAAAAGGTGTCATTGTATCTAATGATGATCAATGGATTTATGATCTTTTTGAAATGGATTCCACAAGTCCTAAAAATGTTTTAGATTCATTAGAAGAAGCAAATGGCACAGATATAGAAGTGCTCATTAATAGCGGCGGAGGGTCTGTTCAAGCTGGATCAGAAATATACACAGCATTAAAAGATTATTCTGGTGATGTGGAAATTAAAATTGTTGGTTTATCTGCATCAGCTGCAAGTGTCATAGCGATGGCAGGAAAATCGAAAATGTCCCCTACTGCACAAATGATGATTCACAACGCATCGAGCCGAGCGCAGGGTGATTACCATAGTATGGACAAGGCATCAGAAATGTTAAAGGTGGTAAATAAAACAATAGCAAATGCTTACCGCCTTAAAAGTGGTATGGGCGAGGAAGATCTTTTAGCTTTAATGGATAATGAAACATGGCTAACACCACAAGATGCTTTGGAAAAAGGGTTAATTGATGAAATCATGTTTGAGGATCCACAAATTAAATTATCTGCTAATGCAGCGATTGAAAATATGATTCCTCAAAAAGTAATTGACGGGATTCGGAATGGTTTACTTGATAATCATAAACCTAAATCTATGAACGCAACTATCAAGATAGATGGAGAAAAAATCCAATCAATGATTGCTAGTTTAGAAGAAAGACTAAAAAATGAAATTGAAAAATTAAAACCAAAAGAGCCTACTCCGGAACCTGCTCCTAAGCAGAATCTTGGTAAGCTCTTTTTAAATTTAGGAGGTAACAAAAACTATGGGAATTAAATTTAACAATTTTGAAGAAAAGAAATTAGCTTTTGCCAACGCTACTCAAAACGGTACGGCTGAAGAACAATCTGTTGCATTAAATGCCATGATTGAGGCACTTGCCAATGACGTGCAATCTGACATCTTAAATCAAGTGAATGAATCTATCCTTGACCGTTCTATTATGCAAGCGCGTGGTGCAAATGTCCTTACTACCGAAGAAATGAAGTTCTTCAATGCTGTTGTTGAAGATGGTGGATTTAAAGATACTGAAACGCTGCCTAAAACGACTCAAGAACGTGTATTTGATGATCTAGTAAAAGAACATCCACTTCTTCAACACCTTGGTCTACAGAATTTAGGAGCAGTTACAGAGTTTATTTATGGTGATCCAAGCGGGGCAGCTGTATGGGGTCCATTATTTGGAGACATCCAAGGACAATTAAATGCTACATTCAGAAAAGAATCAATTACTCAATTGAAACTAACAGCATTTATCCCACTTTCCAACGACATGCTTAAACTAGGACCTGTGTGGGTAGAACGTTATGTCCGTACTATGATTGTGGAAGCAATGGCCGTAGGATTAGAAAAAGGATTTGTGGCCGGTACTGGTAAAAATGAGCCTATCGGTTTATTAAAGGACTTAAAAGGTGCTGTTACAGATGGTGTGTATCCTGATAAAGTATCAGCTGGAACGCTAACATTTGAACCAGGACGCACTACAATCAATGAACTAAAAGATGTAGTAAAACTATTGGCTAAGAAAGTAAAAGCGGATGGTACTGACGCAAACGAACCGAAAAAAATTGCTGGTAAGGTTGTTATGGTATCAAATCCTTTTGATACATTTGACATCCAAGCAAATGCTACCACCCAAAATGCATCCGGTGTATATGTGATGAACCTACCTTTCAATCCAATCCCTACTGAATCTGTGTTTGTTCCAAAAGGGAAATTATTGTTCTTCGTGAAAGGTGAATATATTGCGGCAATGGGCGGTACTGAGCCAATTAAAAAGTTTGAACAAACACTTGCGATGGAAGATGCAACGCTTTACATTGCTAAGCAATACGCTACTGGTAAGCCGAAGGATAATTATGCTGCACAAGTTTATGATCTTAACTTAGATTTAACAGCACCAACGGTTTAAGGAGGGTTCCTAAATGAAATATATTGTAGTGAATCCATTTTATGATAAAGAGGATAAAAACACTTATTATCAAGTTGGTGATGAATATCCAAAAGGAGATTTTAAACCTACCGTAGAACGTGTTGAGGAATTGTCTACAGAACATCCTAAACATAAAAAATCTTTTATCGAAGAGGTAGAAACAGATGAAGAAAAAGCAGCGCGAGAAGCAGAGGAAAAGGCGAAGGCAGATGAAACAGAAAAGGTTGCAATCAGAAACGAGTTGGAATCATTAGGAGTTTCTGTGCACCCTAACACTGGACTAGAGAAGTTAAGGGAAAAACTTGAGGAAGTTAAAGTGGCCGAAGAAAGTAAGGAGTGATGTAAATGGACATCACAGCCGATATTTTAAAAGAATTTAAGGAAAGGATGCACTTAGGTGACGAGGAAGACAAAAACCTAGAGCGCATCCTTTCTGCGTCTATTGTGGCTTTACAGAAGGCTTGCGGAAGTTATGACATAAATGTGGACGAGGACTTCAAAGAACTAGTCTTTGAACGTTCACGTTATGTCTACAACGATGCATTAGAATTTTTTAATGATAACTTCCTTTCACAAATTACTGCTTTAGGAATGGGTAAAGCACTTGAAGAAATTGTGTTAGAGGATGATCCGAATGCAGCCGTTTAAATATAATCCTAATTTCAATTCAGGCTCATTTAGGAATAAGATTACTATTCAATCTTTTAATCCAGATGCTGTAGACTCAGATGGTTTTCCTTTACCGGCAGAGCAGCAATGGAAAGATTTAAAAACGGTTTGGGCAGCAATTAAAACGTTAAAAGGAAAAGAGTACTATGAAGCGGCATCTGTACAAGCAGAAACAACGACACGCTTTATTATTCGCTATACGCAAGGTTTAGATACCAGCATGCGTATTTTATATAAAAATCGGATTTTCGATATTCAATCGCTTATCAATGATGATGAAAAAAATGTCACCTTAACAATCATTACAAAAGAGGTGATAGCTAGTGAGTAATGAATTTGAAATAGAAGGTCTTGAACAATTAGTTTCCAGGCTAAATGCTTTAGGAGATGTAGGAAAGGAACTAGAAAAACGGGCTGTAAAAGAAGGTGCCGAAATTATGAGAAATGCGATTGAAGAAGCCGTACCTAGGTCATATAGGCATTCTAATCATGCTAAGGATCATATCGTTATTGGCGAAATAGAGGATGGAAAGATTCCTATTGGTCCGGATAAAAAGAATTGGTACCTAATGTTTCCTGAATTCGGTACTTCCAAACAACCTGCTCAAGGATTTATGAGTAAAGCATTTAATGATACTAAGGCAGAGGCACAGAGTAAGATTGCAGAAGTCGTGCGAGGGAGTCTAAATCTATGAATTTTAATAGCCTAATCATAGATACTTTAAAGCCTTTAGGTGTTCCAGTTTCTTTTCTCACTTACACAGGTGAATCAAGACCGTATATCGTTTTTCAGGAACTAGATCAACGCTCGTCATTTGATAGTGATGATGTGGAAGAAATCACAAATCATTTTATCCAGCTGGATGTATTCCACACTGGGAATTATACAAGTCTAGTAGAATCGGTAAAAGCTAGTTTAAAAGCTATTGGATTCACTAGACAATCAGAACAAGATCTTTATGAACCGGACACTAAGTTATATCACAAAGTGCTCCGGTTTAATTATTTTATAGAAAATGGGGAGGACTAAAACATGCCTTTAGTAGGTTTGAAAAATTTACATGCAGTTAAAGTTAATAAAGATGATTCAACTGGGATCACTTATGATCCAGAAATTCGTAAAATCGCTTTAGCTGTACAATCTGATATTAAACCAAACAGTTCGTCCGAATCATTTTACGCGGATGATCAAGTTGCGGAAACTGCGAATCAGATGGGCGATGTCGATGTGGATATAGAGCTTGGCCATTTAACAACCGCTGACCAAGCGTTTTTATTGGGCGCTAAAGTCAATTCAGATGGGGTGTTGGAATTTAGTGTGAATGACCAAGCACCATACGTTGCCATTGGCTTTGAATCCGAGAAATCAAACGGTGCAAGTCGTTTTGTCTGGCTATATAAAGGGAAGTTTGGTTTACCTGAGTCATCTAATAAAACAAAATCAGACAAGCCTGAATTTCAAACTGAGAAGATTTCAGCTAAGTTTATTGCTCGTCAATCAGACGGTAAATGGAAAGGGCAAGTTGACTCTGATGATGAAAACATCGGAGCGGAAGTTATCGCTAATTGGTTTAAAAATGTTTATACACCTACACCAACAGTTTAAAAAATTTAGGTAATGGGGAGCTTTCTAGCTCTCCTTTTTACTTATGAGGAGGAAAATGTTGATGCCAAAAGGTACTGATTTACGTCAAGATGGCGTGAAAATTAATTTAGATAAAGAGCGAACTTTATTATTTGACTTAAATACATTAGTAGATTTGGAAGAGGAATATGGAGATATTGATGCGGCATTCGATGATCTTTCATCCGGTAAGATGAAAGCTGTTCGTAAATTCTTGTGGCTTGCATTAAAACATGAAGATGAAAATTTAACAGAAAAAGAAGCAGGAAAACTAGTTACTTTTGATAAAGTTGCTGAACTTGCAGATAAATTAAAATATGCGCTAGTTATTTCGATGCCTGAGCCTGACGAAAAAAACGAATAAAATCCCAAGGTGAAAATATGAATTTGCCTTGGGATTTCTTATATTATCACGGAACTGTGACCTTAAATATGAAAGAAGAGAAGTTTTGGAAATGTACACTACGAAAATTAATGATTCTTATGGATGTCCATGGAGTACTTAATATTCCTGATTATAAGAAGGAAGAAAAACAAGAAGTAGCTTATATAGATCAAGTTCTCTTTTAAAGTGAGGTGAGAATATGGCAGAGGATGTAGGCTCTTTGCGAGTCAGTCTATCATTGGATACAGCTGAGTTTGCTCAAAGTATGCAGGATGTAAGTAGAAAATTAAGAGCTGTTCGAAGCGAATTTTCCGCATCAAGTAATGGTACTAGGACTTATGCAAATTCTATTGAGGGATTAAGAGCAAAATCAACTAATCTTACACGACAATTAGAGTTACAACGTGCTAAGGTACAAACTTTACGGAGGAGATATGAGGAGGTATCTGCCTCACAAGGAGCAAACAGTCGAGCAGCTGAAAATTTATTGATTCAATACAATAGAGCCCAAGGTGCACTCGGAAGAATGGAAGCAGAACTTGAACAAGTCAATGAGAGACTTAGGATTCAAAGTTCTCGTTTTTACCAAATGGGTCAATCGTTGCAAAATGCAGGTGAACGAATGAAAAAAATCGGACAAAGTATGTCCGAGGTTGGGCGTTCCATGTCAATGATGATAACTGGTCCACTTGTGGCAATCGGTGGATCTGCAGCAAAGGCGGCTATTGATTTTGAATCAGCATTTGCTGGTGTTAAAAAAACCGTTAATGCTTCAAATGCAGAATTTAAGCAAATGGAAACATCCATACGAGATATGGCTAAATCTATCCCAGCATCCACAGAAGAAATTTCTCATGTAGCTGAAGCTGCTGGTCAGTTAGGTATTAAGAAAGAAGCAATTATGGGCTTTACTCGTACAATGGTTGATTTAGGTGTTGCTACTAACATGACTAGTGACCAAGCAGCAACGGATTTAGCTCGTCTTGCAAACATCACACAAATGCCACAATCTCAGTTTGATAGGTTAGGTTCTACCATTGTTGCTCTTGGAAATAATTTTGCTACAACTGAATCTGAGATTACAGCTATGAGTTTAAGACTTGCGGGTACTGGGAAACAGGTTGGTCTTAGCGAACATCAGATTATGGCACTGGCAACGGCAATGTCATCTGTTGGTATAGAGGCAGAAGCCGGAGGAACCGCCATGTCTACAATTATGAAAAAAATCAACACTGCAGTAATGACTGGTGGAAAGGGTATGGAAGCTTTTGCTAAAACTGCAGGAATGAGTTCTGCACAGTTTACTAAAGCATGGAAGACGGATGCGGTAAGTGCTTTAGATGCTTTTATTAAAGGTCTAGCAAATGCTCATGCCCAAGGAAAAGATGTCAGTGATATGCTTAACTTTATGCATATCAAAGGAATTCGTGAGCAAGATACTTTGTTACGTTTATCAGGTGCCAGTAACGTCTTAGCAGATGCATTGGGTGTTGCAGCTAATGGTTGGAAAGAAAATGTAGCTCTTTCCAATGAAGCAGAACAGCGCTATAAAACTACAGAATCTCAATTAAAGATTCTCTGGAACAAGTTGAAAGATGTTGGAATAACACTAGGACAGGCTTTGTTACCAGCAATTATAGATGTTGTTGACTCATTGCAACCTTTTATTCAAAAAATCGCTAATTTAGCAAAATGGTTCGCTGATCTATCTCCAGGAATGCAAAAGGTTGTTTTAACATTAGCTGCAATAGCTGTAGCAGTTGGTCCGGTATTAATTGTTGTTGGTTCATTGATTTCATCAGTGGGGGCTATCGCTACTGCAATGGGTGCATTGGCAACATCTATCGGAATTGCTGGAGGAGCAGCAGGATTACTTTCAGCTGCTTTAGGTGTAATAATTGGACCTATCGGTTTAACCATAGCTGCTGTTGCTGCATTAGGTGTTGGTGTATATGCTTTAGTCAAACATTTTAAGAAATCTTCGATGGAAGCAAATGTGTTTAGCGATAATATATCCAAAGGGACCAAGAAAGCTGTAGGTTCATTTTTAGATTTAAATAAAAAAGCTACTGAGGAATTACATCAATTGGAATGGAGCGGTGATGCTGTAACCAAATCTACAGCTAGTAAGATTGTCAGCAACTTTAACCAAATGGGTGACCAAATGCTTGCTGGGTTGAAAAAACACCATCAACAAGAACTTTCCACTATGCAACAGTTTTTTGCTAACAGTACAATTTTAAGTGACAAGGATAAGCAAGATACTTTAAATAAGATGAATGAAAAATATACTCAACAATCTAAAGCAGTTACTAACGGTGAATCTATTATAAAAGGGATTTTGGAAAAGGCATCTAAGGAAAAACGATCCTTAACAGAGGATGAAAAAATCCAGATTAATAATATCCAAGAGGGAATGGTCACGAACGGGATTAAATATCTTTCTAAAAATGAGCTAGAATCAAAAAGTATTTTGGAGAGAATGAAAGCACAGGCAGGGGAAATATCTGCCCAACAAGCTGCTGATGTTGTACAAAATTCCAAGAAACAAACGGATGAAGCAGTAAAGGCAGCAAATCAGCAATACGATAAAGTAGTAAAAGAGATTATTCGCCAACGAGATGAAGTCGGTAGTATCAGTGAGGAACAAGCTAATAAAATGATATTGGATGCAAAACTTCAACGTGATAAAGTTGTAGGTCATGCCCAAGACCTACATAAAAATGTTGTCAGTGAAGCAAAAAAGCAAGCTGGCGAACATGCAGACCAAGTTAATTGGGAAACTGGTGAGGTCCTTAATAAATGGGAAATGCTGAAGGTAAACACCAAACGAAAATTCTCTGAAATCCGGCAATCCATTTCACAAAAGTGGGATGAAATAAAGCAAAATACTTTACAAAAGTGGGATGAAATAAAGGCTTGGCCTGGTAAAAAGATTGATGAAATGAAGGTATCGGTTGGCAATAAAATGATCCAAGTTAAAAACACTGTTTCAGATGAATGGCAAAAGGCTGAGGATTACCTCTCAAGTATTGATTTAAAACAAATTGGAATTGATATCATCCAAGGTCTTATCAATGGTATCACAGCCAAAGCAAAAGCTTTATGGGATAAAGTAAAATCCATCGGAGATTCGATAGGGGACGCACTTCGTGGTGCATTAGACTCTCATTCTCCATCCCGTGTCACCATGTCGATTGGTAATGATGTTGGTGATGGTTTAATGATAGGGATGAATGAAAGGATAAAAGGGATCGTTCAACAAGCAAATGCTATGGCAAAGGCAGCTATTCCGTCGATTGGAGCTAATAATAATCCTGTGTCATCCACACCAAGCTATGGTTCTATTCCTGCTGGTACAAGCTTTAATCAAATCAATAATTTTTATAGTCCAAAGGCGCTAACTCCTAGTGAAACAGCAAGACAGAACCAACGTGTACTTCAACAAATGGCATTTGCATTTAGGCGGTGATTGAGTGTGAAAATGAAAACAATAATCTGTACAAATGCCAATGGAGATTCTCTTGAAATATCTAAAAATAGTTTTTTCAAACCAGTTGAAGATATTGATACAACTGGTTTGAAAGCTAGTGTCACATATGCATCCAATTATCGCGTAAATGGAGCAACGATGGTTGCCTCAAGATTAAGTCAAAGAGATTTTTCGCTGCTCTTTTATATTTCTGTCAAAGGGAAAACAGAAGATTGGATTCAAGACAGAAGGGATGACATTTTTAGGGTTTTTAATCCAATTTATAATCCTGTAAGACTTCAAATTATAACTGACGTAAAAGATATTTTTATTGAAGCCAATGTGGAGGTACTGCCTTCTATTGGAGTAGATTTTGCAAACTCTAATAAAATATGGGAAAAAGTCTTAGTACAATTTAGTGCTGGTAATCCATTCTTCCAAGATTCAGAGAGTCAAAAAGTTGAAATTGCCACCTGGGTTCCAATGCTAGAATTTCCTTTTGAGATTTCGGAAGATGGAATGGAGATTGGTCAAAGATCCCCTTCGTTAATTGTTAATGTTCTAAATGATGGGCAAGTGGCTACAGGAATGACTATTCAATTTAAAGCTTTAGGAACGGTAGTTAATCCTTCATTATTCAATGTTAATTCACGGGAATTTTTTAAGATTAATAAGACCATGACAGCTGGGGAAGTCATTACGGTTAATACCTATCAGGGGAAAAAGCGACTTGAATCTCGTTTAAATGGTGTAACTACCAATATTTTTAACTTTATGGATTATCAAAGTAAATTCATGCAGTTAGAAGTCGGGGACAATCTTTTTCGCTATGATGCTGATAGCAATGTGGAAGGACTAGAAGTGTCCATTTACTTTACTCCACAGTATTTAGGGGTGTAGGTTATGAATATTTTTGTATTCAATAAACAATTCGAAATGCAAGGTATAGTGGACACCTTCACTTCCCTTATTTGGCATCGTGAATTTTATAAAACAGGGACATTTGAACTTCATTTAAATGTCCCTCAAAAGGATAAGGATGCTCTTGCTCTGATAACAATTTTGCAAAAAGGAAATGTGTTTGTGAAAGAAGATAGCTTAGATGAAGCGGGATATATTGAGGATATTAACCTAGATGATCAAGAAAATGAGACTTTAGTTGTCACTGGTTATTTTGTAGCAAATTTTATCTCACAGAGAATTGTATGGGGTCAAATGAATAAATCAGGATCCGTGGAAGATACAATGAAATATTTCATCGATAAAAATTGTATCAATCCAACCGATCCAAAACGAATCATTCCGAATCTTATTTTATCTGCCAACACCGGAATACCAATTCAAGCAAATGAGGTAAATTCTTATGGGAATCTTGCTGAATGGACGGAGGAATTAGCAACAAAATATGATGTTGGTTGGAGAACGTTATTTGACTTAACAAATAAAAAGTATGTCTTTGATATTTACCAAGGTAAAGATTTATCCATTAATCAGTCTGTTAATCCACAGGCTGTTTTTTCATTAGAGTTTGAAAATGTTCTTCAGCAAACTTTTACTGATAGCGATAGCAATTATATGAACATGGCTTTAGTTGCTGGCCAAGGTGAAGGAATCGATAGAAAGATTGTATCAATCAATAACGACGTATCTGGTTTTGAGCGAAGAGAAGTGTTTGTAGATGCCAGGGATTTATCCAATACTATCTCAAATGATGATGGTACTGAAACGCCTATCAGCGACCATGAATATGAAGCTCTGTTGATTGAAAGAGGAAACAGTAAACTATCTGAGAATCAAAGAATATTAACCTTTGAAGCTGGTATTTCCATATTGTCCAACTTTAAATATAAACAAGACTTTGACCTTGGAGACATAGTAACCATTATTAATAATCGATGGGGAGTGTTGCTGAACACACGGATAACGACAGTGGAAGAGGTTTACGAAAATGATACTCTGGATATCCGTGTTAATTTCGGAAATAACATTCCAACCATCATAGACAAAATCAAGCAAAGAACGAGGTGATAATGGATGGAACTCTATAGCTTTTTTAACAGTGTAAATGGTGACCGTAAGTACAAAGCCGATGATTGGGCACGTTATTTCAGCAAATTTATTACTAATGGTGTTTTCCCTAATATCGGGTCCAATCTTCAAGTTGTTACTGATGGAAACAATATGACTGTCAATTTAAAGGCTGGAGCAGCATGGATTAATGGATATATGTATGAAAACACATCTGACTTAACCATTAATGTTGATGTTGCAGACGGTGTTTTAAACCGAATAGATCGTGTAGTTATTCAATTAAATTATGCAGACAGGTTGATTCGTACTGAAATTAAAAAAGGGGCATTTGCTAGTTCACCTGTTGCCCCTTCATTACAAAGAGATGCAGATATTTTTGAACTTGGTATTGCAGATATTACCGTGAATAAAGGGATAACTTCGGTTACACAGTCGAACATTACTGATTTACGATTAAATACAAATATTTGCGGTATGGTAAACAGTTTACTCCAAGCAGACACAACTGCCATTTTTAATCAATTTCAGGATTGGTTTAATTCTACAAAGGTTGTAAGTGAGGATGAAATTAATCAGTTTATTGGTCAGCAAGAGCAGGATTTTAATACTTGGTTTGAATCCATTAAAGGAAAGTTAGATGGGGATGTAGCTGCCAAATTATCTAGTGATCTTACTGATTTAGAAAATGAGGTTGAGACACATAAGGCGGATTATGTCGCCCATCCTGGATTCGGAGTTACCGTAGGTTCAAATAATGCTTACACAGTTACTTTAAATCCAGCTCCTACCTCTTTAGTAAATGGGATGGGTATTACATTTGCAGTCCATGCCGATTCCACAGGACCAGCAACTCTAAATGTAAATGACTTAGATGCAAAAGCAATTAAGGATACTTATGGTGAGGATGTAACGGAATTAAAAGCAAATAGCATATATACAGTTCGTTACAGTACAGTATCGGGAAATTTTATCTTACAGGGTGAAAGGGGGTTAAGTCTTTCACAAAAACAAGCGCTTGCAGATGCAATTAATGCAGCAACAGATAAAAATAACACAATGCTAGATTCAATGAAGGCAGATATTGCAGATAGTATTGGGGCGCCTACCCTTGCTACAGATAGCTTTGGAAAAATGGCTAGTGATATAGATGTTATAAAGGCAAAGCTAGCTTCCAAGGTTGGAGGAAATGCTACAGATAGCCTGGATAGTCTAGCGGAAAAGGCCGTAGACGTAAACGCCGTAGTAAAAGTAAAGACAGGACAAACAGCGTCAACGTATCTAGGCCCTAATGGTGGTACTCTTACTATAAGCGGGCTTCCGTTTAGACCTTCTACTGTAGTAGTAGAGCTTCCCGGAAACGGGCAAGGTTGCGGCGGAACCGTTAGTCAAATGGATGGTACGTGGAAGCCTATAACAAGTTCTTCTAACGTAATGGTGTCATCCGTTACCGATAATTCATTCACGATAAAAAATAACGGTAGTACAGGCACAAGTACCGGGATTTTTTATTGGAAAGCCTACGCGTAAAGAAAGGAGGATAATTCTATATGGCAGTAAACGTAAACAGCAGCATACAAGAAATGCTTGATGCTATCAATAACCTTGCCATTTCACCGTTAGAAAAAGATGGGCGCCTTTCTGTTAGACAAGCGTTAAATAGTATCGGTATAACAGTATTAGACGCAGACGGGGACGGCGACAGCACTTACCAGGAACTAACCGACGCCATTAACAAAGCTACGTATAAGCCTGGTAAAACATTTAACGGCTTTCATGACATAAGAGTAGAGGCAGGGGTAAAAATTTCTACGTCTATACCTGGGAGTAATAGTTATGGCACATTCGCAAACGACTTCAATGATAATTATGCTCTTTTCATCCCTGGAAATGCGCAAACTATACCATTCGCGCTCATTGACTTAGAAACAGGAGTTTTGACTGGACCATTAAGTATTGCACAGCCGGATGTAGCGATGTTACTACCCGACAATACCCTTATATATCGGCAGGACGATTGGGTATATTCTGTGCCACCGCCATACACTAAGGCAGCGTGGTCTATTACTATATCGGGGATTTCCGGCGGTGTTAATAATTTTAAAGGGTACAATAGAGGGCGCTCAAGAAACTACGTAAAATCGTTAAATAAGGTACTCGTCAATAATAGCGGTACTTCATACCAACGAGTCTATGCAGTAGACCCTATAACCGGGACCTATACAACCTTTTTAAGTAACGTACAATTTTGGAACCTTGTAGTAGATAATAAAAATGGTTGGTTTTATGGATTAACTAACAAAACGATATATAAATATGATTTGTCTGGAAATTTATTGTGGTCTGCGTCGTTCGGTAACGGTATAGCTACGACGACTGGGTATACCTCTATTTATCCGGATGAAAATACAGGTGATTTATATGGTCTTTATGGTAGTTCTTCTGGTGGCGGTGTTTATATGACAAAGCTGGACAAAAACGGCGTAGCGAAAATTACGGATTTAGTCGTATCCACAACTAACATAACGAATTTTCTTATCTTTGAAATTACCGATAATTTTCTCATTTTAGATATGTTGAATGGAGCGTCGACATACTTAAGTAAGGAAGATGGTAGTTTTATAGGTAACGCGTTGTCTGTACCTTATACTATCAATTCCAGTGTACCCACACCACCAATTAACGGACTAACACCTAGCAAAGATAAATGGGTAGTAATGGGTAGCACCAGTTATCCTGGGGTAAACGTATATCAAAATAAAGTAACTCTTTTATAGGCGGGAGGAAACAAAATGATTTTTATTATGACACAAAAAGTAGACGATACAAAAGAATTTGTCACCTTACGGAATCACAACCCGGAAAGTATCCCAAAAGAACTGATTAGTCAAGGGTACATGGTGGACTGCATACCGGAACCCGAGAAAACAGAAGGGAAAGCGGCTAACCTTTACCGAAACCCACAGGACGGTACGTTTTTCTACGAGTATTTAGATATTCCACCAACTCCAGAAGAACAAATGGCGCAAGAACTAGCAAATCAAAAAGCCCAACTTGCACAAGTCCTTTTATCAAACGCAGAATTAGTCAACACGAATGAATTACTTAAAAAGCAAAATGCTGATATTCTTCTAAGACTAGCAAAAAATAACATTAATTAAGGAGGTATTAACATGTATAAAGAATGGATTAAAGGATATTATGACGAGGACTTTTACACAAAAGATGACGTTAAAGTATTTGTAAAAGCTGGGTGGATTACTTCAGCAGATTATAAAGATATTACCGGTGATGAATACCTACCAGCCGCATAGTAGGAAGATTATGCGAAACAAACATTCACCATTAGTGTTAAGTTTTTGTAAATGTGTGTTAATACTCTAAAATATTCTAATAATTAACCGATAAATTTTAAGGATGAATATTCACAGGTTAATTTGTATTTGAGAGGTTTTAATCACATGGAGTTTAGAGAAATTATTTCTGAAATAAGTAAGAGTTTTGAGATACATGATCTTGTATCAGTAAGAGAATTGGTTGAGGATAATTTAGAACTCTTAAACAAGAATAAGCACCGTTTAAATGGGAAAATTAAAAATGTATTTGATTTTTTTACAAACCAATCTGACTTTTTACCTCTTAATAGAAGCGATGTTGCAGTAATTAATACTATAAATCACTATGCATCAAATTTTGATGTGAGGGGTATAAGAATCGTACTAAAAGACCATATAACATTATTATTTAGAGATGATTCAATTCAGTTTTTAAGTTCAGATGCAAAAATTATATTGGAAAGTATGAATGTGATACCAAAGAAGAGAAAAAATTAATGTTGATTTTTTCTAAATAAATCTATGTTTTATCCGATAAAACAGGAGTAGGGACTAAATAACCTAGGTCTCAACCTACTATTCCTGTAAAAAAATATTGGAACAATTTTTGGGAACCTCTTATAATGGTTCCTTTTTTATTTAAAAATTTAATTTGCAAAATATTGGAGGTCAAAAATTGGATTCCAACTTAACTCAATATTTTCTAACACAGGGGCCGTTCGCGGTCCTTTTTGTATGGCTACTTATTTATGTCATGAAAAACAACAAAGAGAGAGAATCAAGACTTCAAGATCTTTTAGATAAATTCAGTGAGAAATATGATGTGGTAATCAGCAAATTAGATGATATTAAAGAAAAATTAAAATAAGGGAGAGATGTAAAATGACAGATTTTCAAATTTATGATGTAGCGATTATTCCAATGATCTTGGCAATTGTGGAGTTATTTAAAAGAATTGGTTTACCTGCTAAATTTTCTCCGATAATAGCAGCAGTATTAGGCTTGATAATCGGAATTGTTTACTTGGATGCTAGTGTCAAGGAAAGCATAATAGTTGGATTGATGCTCGGACTATCAGCAACAGGGTTATACAGCGGAACAAAAAATGTAAAACAAATCAACTCTAATAAACCCCAGACAATACAACATAGCCTGGATAATAAAGGAGACGATGAATAGTGGATTTATTAAAAATTAGCCTTGATGCAGGCCATGGTCTAAATACACCTGGTAAGAGGTGCCCTGATAATTCCATGCATGAATGGGAGTTTAATAGTAAAGTTGTTGAATATATCATTAAAGAACTATCGCACTATGCCGGAGTGGCAACGCTGCGTGTCGACGATCCAACTGGAAAGACTGATGTTCCATTGACCACCCGCACCAATCAAGTAAATAATTGGGGTTCCAACCTCCATATTTCTGTCCATGCAAATGCTTTCGGCTCCACATGGAATGATGCGCATGGTATTGAAACAGAGGTTTATACAACTATAAAAGAAAATAGTGAAACATACGCAATCGCAAAAGCCGTGCAAACTTCACTTATTAAAGCAACTGGTCTTACTAATCGCGGTGTGAAAAAGCAGGATCTCCACATGGTAAGAGAAACACACATGCCTGCTATTCTAATTGAACATCCATTTATGACGAATAAAAAAGAAGCTGCTTTATTAAAGTCGGATGATTTCCGTAAGAAATGTGCTTTAGCGATTGTAAAGGCATTGGTTGGTTATTATAAATTAAAGAAAACATCTAGCACACCTGTAAGCAAACCTGTGCAATCCGAAAAAAATGATGCTCTTCATAAGGTTCAGTTAGGTGCTTTTAAGGACCCTAATAATGCGAAAAAACTGCAAGCAGAATTAAAGAAAAAAGGGTATGATGCGATTATTGTAAAAGCATAATAAAAATACCCTCTTTAGAATCACATAAATAAAAGCCCTTCTAAATCTAGAGGGGCTAAATAGTTATATAAAATACAAATTAATTATTAGAATTTTGTTTTATCGCCTTAATGATAACGCCTGTTTGGAGAGTGGAATAACCTAGTCCTAAAATAGTTAAAATGATTCCACTGATAATAGCTTGCTTTTTAAGGATTTTAAGGTTTAGTTTTTTTAATCCAAAGCTTAAAAATCCGTGAAAAATAGATTGAATACACAAAATGATAATAATAAATGTTCTGGTTCGGGCCCCCAATACAATCACCTCATTGCCAGTTTAATGACTCTTGAATATAGTTTTATCTTAACCAACCACCAAAGTTGTATTCGATATAATTTATAATGACTCATTATACCTACAGTAAGTAAGAAATCCTTCTCATTCGAGAGGGGCATTTTTTATTTTGATAATTTTATCGATAAAAGAAGGGATATACAAGTTATTGTCTAATATGGTAATTGAATGGAAAGGTGGTGACTTTAAAATGGATATTGTACCTCATTGTGGTATCTGCGACGAGCCGATTAAATTATCTCAACGTGCAGTATTAAATGTAATGAATGGTTTAAATCACGAAAAGTGTGCAGATGGACGGGAATTTAAAGACAAAGGAACTGTGGAGGAATTGCTAGATAGACATCCAGAATATCTTGGAGATCTAAAAAAATACATTACTAAGTAAAGAATACTTAAACCCCTAGCAATTAGATAGGGGTATTTTTTATGTAACGATTCTTCACCATATTTAACAACTCAATCACATTTTCATCCACATCATCATTTCTGCGTTCGTAACAATCTTTAATAAATTCTTTGACAAATGACCTCATTGGTTCCCTTAATTCCTCGACCATTGTACCAATACCCACTATTAACCTCTCCTAACCACCTCATTAGAGAAGGGGAATTATTTTGTGTTATTAACTATTCAAATTTCCTATTTTCTCTTCTAATAGAATTTGGAAGCATGACATCAATTTCTTTTTCAGAAAAAGTCTGCTCTTCTTCCGTCTTCAATGCTTTTTGTGCTTCCTTATAACTCTTTGCATCTGTTTTTGGTGATTGAGCATAAATATCTGCTGTTCTGTTTTGTAAGTCATCTCTCCGTTCCATAATTTCTGTAGGTTCTAGTAAATCAAAATCTGTTAGTAAAGAAACGTATTCTTCTCTTATTTTCCACAAGGCGTCAGCAGCCTTTTGATGTGATTGAGCTGTTTCAATTAAATCGAAATTTTTTGTGTATGCATTTAGTATCAACAAAAGAATAGAAAATAGTGCACCTAGTGAGCTTGCAATTTCCTTACTTGGTAATAATGTTGCAAAGAAACTTCCTGTTGTTAAAGCTGACAAAATAATCTGCCATACTTTAATTTTATTATTTTGTTTTAATAGACGATGAACGATTTTATTATGACAGGTTTCTGTATAAACTAATCGTCCATACGCTTCTCTAATCTGCGATTCCAATTTATAACCTTGACTAGCTTGGGAATTTCGTTCCATATATTTCTCTCCACTTTTGCTTTGATGAATAAGAATGACCATTAAACTCTTTTTCAATAGCTTCTAAAGAAAGACTATAGGCAGCGGATGCTTTTGTTTGAAAATTACCGTCCTTCCAAACATAACGATTACTACCTGGTGCTAGCCAATATAGCTTTTCTTTATCTAGATTTTTTAGATATTCAAAGAAATCTCTACTCATCCAGTCGTAATAAGTATAAGATTTATCTTTATGCTCCCAGTCATTAATAAATTTAAAGGCTAGGGTATCGATTAAAATACCACTCATTGGAACATTGTTTTTACCTTTCCATGCTCTTGCCATTCTACAAAGGCGTTTTAAGTTTTTATTTGTTTCGTTATTGCGAGTATTCATTGCATTAATTTCTGCTCTTGGATCGGTAACTTTCCAAGTACCTCCATTATGAGTATCTGGATATGTATAACTTCTTTTATCTTTATTAATGAAAGCAGGTACAATTTCAAAATTAATTCCATCGTCAAAATTAATTCCAATAATTTGTCCATCACCTTTTAAATGCGATGTTCTATAAGTATTTTGTAATGCAGTTTTTACATCTTGCAATAATGCGGATTGACCATTGCTGGTGTAATTATCATATTTTTTATAGGTATCATAAGGCAATTGAACAATCATATCTATATCACTAGTCCATATTTCAGTACCTCGTCCATAGGAACCTACATATAAGCTATATGATGTCTCTGATGTAATTTCTCTGTAATCTAGATTAATCCGTTTAGTTATTTGTTTATAACGCCTTTGTATTTTGCTCACGGTATCATCGCTCATTCTTAGATTTGAACAAAAAGTAGAAAAGTAGTCACTTACAGACATAGGAAAAAATCCCCCTTTTTTTATTTTATATTTACTTCTTCTACAAAAATTTACAAATTCCCTTTAATTTTGCAAATTAATTTTTATTGAATAAGGAACAACTGTTCGTATATAATAAGAACAATAGTTCGTATATTAAGGAGGTCTTATCGATGAAACGGTTATTATTGAATGCTGCAGAAACAAGTGAAAAGCTTGAAATGATTTATATATCCAATAAAGGAGAAATCACTCAACGCGTCATTAAGGTGGAAAAAGTCGGTGAAGAATATTTTCGTGCTTATTGCTACACACGTAAGCAGGTTCGCACTTTTAACATGAGTAACATTTTATCGATTGGACCTCTTAGAAAATATAGAAGGGGTGCTTAGTTGTGGGTAATGATAATATTAAAGATCGTGGTCTGAAAAAATGGCAGGGATTCTTCATGCCGGAGCATACGGAAGGTTTAAAGCAAATGTGGATTGGTCAGAAAAAGATACAAATGCCTTTACTAGATGATTATCAAATTCAAGAATTCGAAGAGAAGATAAAATATGCGAAGGAATTTAAGCGGCCTATTGAATTTACGGTTTATGACAATGGATTCGTAGAAACAATAACAGGTATTATTCATTCAGTATACGATTTAAAGAAAAGAATAAAGCTTATTTTGGATCCTACAACAGTCGAGTATATTTTATTTAGTGAGATTATGAATGTCCAAATAATAGATTAAAACCGCCCATTTGGACGGTTTATTTTTATGTTGTTATATCCTTCTTATCTTTATTGATTTTCCAACTATATTTACAATCCTGACATTGATTTACCTTTGGTAGAAAAAATCCCAGCGGAGAAATTAATATTAATAAAATTGCTAAAATCAATATTGGCCAAAAGATAATACCAACCCACAATAAACAGCTACCTGAACCTAAAAAAATAAGTAAAAACCACAACTTGCCTAATGTTTTTACTTTATTACTTCCACATCTAGGACAAGGTTCCCAGTTTCCTTTTACTTCTTTATTCATCTTGAATTTCCCCCAATTCATCTACACTAATCCCTAATATACGAGCCAAAATAAAAGTTTGTTTCATATCCGGTTGAGTAATATTACGTACCCAACTTGAAAAAGTAGCTGCTGATACTCCACACTCTTTAGCCAGGTGTTTGTGTTTATATCCTTTTTTATCAGCCCAATAGGCTATTTTATTTTGAAACATATGTACTCACCTTCTCCATTATTACCATTTCTACAAATGTGGACAAAATCCTCTTATAAAAATTTATATTAAAAAATAAAAAAATCTTTATGTACAAGATATTTTCAAGTTCATTCGCCCATACACTGTATCAATCAATGAAAAGGAGAGTGAACAGAAATGGACCCGGTAACGTTTGGAATGGTCTTTTTAGGAGCATCAGGAGGAACTCTTTGTCTTTTATCAGCCTTTGATAAGCATTTAAACCAAACAGCTATAAAAATAGCTTTAGAGGCTACCAAATTTGGAGGATTATTTTGGTTACTTCATCATCTAGCAAAAACTTTTATGTTTTGGCTTTAAAAGCGAATAAAAAAGCGACAGAAGGGAGCGTATTTTATACAAGAGTTTCAGTCCAAATGAACAAAAAAATACAAGCGAAATAATAGGTGTATCACAAAACGGAACAGTTCAATGAACAGTTCACCCATTGCCATTGGTTATGAACAATTCTATGTAAAGGAGAATGAATATGAGTCTGAACAGTATGCTTGGCACCATGTTTAGGGAGCTTGCCAATAGTGATTGGAATAAAAACCGCATAAGAGACAATCAATTTAAGCAGCTACCACATACCGGATTACTACATTCTTATGAATATCTGGATAGTCTTGTGGATGAATGCGAAGAAAAAGAGGATTACGAAGCAATCCTTGACCATTTGTACCAATTCGATATGGAGTTAATCCCAAGTTATAAAGAGCTTGAATGGAAAATTATTAATAAATTGAGGTGAGAAAATGATTGAATGGTTAGCATTACCGGCATTGATCACTGGAGCTGCATTAATACCTAAAAAGAAAATGGAT